TTGCCACATCTTCTCTGAACTTTTTGGCTTGTGCTTCTTGATGTAATTCTATGCTATCCATATTAATCCTCTAATCCCTCTAGGAACTCAACTGCCGTTTCATATTCAGATTGTATATCACTATCTGACCATTTGTAAAGTGGCTTCTCGCTACCACCATTTAATCCTCTTAATTCATCAATCACATCACTTTGGTCGCCGTTATACCAACCCTCTTGCCAATAGTCCATTATAGTTTCAATCATCTCATCTCTATCAGGTTTAGTCATAGTACACCTCTAGTTCTTCTATTAAATCTGCTTTTTTATAATCCTCGCCCTCTAAAGATAAATCTCCACTAGGACAATTTCGCCACTCCCCTTTAATTTCTGCACCATCATTTTCTAGTATCTCTCTAGCTTGTTCTTCATTCTCTGCTACTATGGTATAATTCATGTAGCATGGAACTGAAAATAGATATTCATATTCTTTCATAGTCTGTTAACCTTTCTGTAACTTAATCTAATTTGTGCTAAGTATGATAAACTAGGGAATAACTAAAGTCAAGGGGGTATTTTGAAAAGACTTTTAAGATGGGCGTTTAAGCCACAGAACTACTACACAGATTTAGACATGATAAGTCATCTCGAAGATGATTACTATAAGGTACGAAAACAATCTAAAGAGTTGACTAGATTTTATCTAGCCCAAGTATAGCCATGAAGAAAGATAAATCAGCTATCCTAGTCTTG